GACCAGGCACGACAACTGATCGGGCTGCCGCGCCCGATCGTCTTGGACCTGCAGCCCGTACAAACGTTCGACCTTGCGCCGCAACCGGTTGACCGGCTGCTGACCGCCATGCGCACCGGGCAGGGGCCGATCGATCGGCAACAGGCGTTGTCGGTCGCCGCGGTGCAGCGTGGCCGTAACGAGCTGTGCTCGATCGCGACGCTGCCGCTGCGGCTCTATCGCGGGCTGGATGTCATCGCGTCGCCGTTGCTGCGTCAGTTCGACGTGGACGTGCCCAACGTCGTGCACATGGCCATGACGATCGAAGACCTGGCGTTGGACCGGATCGCCTGGTGGGAGGTCACCGGGCAGGATTTCGACGGCTTCCCGGTCGCCGTGCGCCGCATCGACCCGTGCAAGGTGACCACGAAACGCCCGGACGGGCCGGCCCGCCCGGGTGACGACCGGCGGGTGTGGATCCGCACCGACGACGACAAAGCGTGGCGGATGGTGCCGGCGTCGCTGATGATCCGGTTCGACTCGCCGAACCCCGGAATCCTGAAGGCCAACGCCCGCGCGGTGCGGATCGCGATCCGGCTCGATGAGCTGACCGAGATGTACGCGTCGAATCCGGCGCTGCGGGAGTACTTCACCGACGCCGACGATCCGTCCGTCGACGCGATGAAAGACGAAGAGATCGACGCCTTCCTGGCCGAGTACGGCGCCATGCGTCAGCAGCGGCCGTACGGCTGGATCCCGAGCGCCGTCAAGCGGGCCGACGTGTCCATGCCGTCGCCGAAGGACCTCACCCTGGTCGACCTGCAGCAGCAGGTGATGATCGCCATCGCGAACGGGCTCGGTGTCGACCCGGAAGACATCGGCGTGTCGACCACCTCGCGCACGTATCAGAACGAGGACGCCCGCCGGCGTGACAAGGTCAACCGGATGTACGCGCCGTACATGAGCGCGATCACCGACCGGCTGACAATGGGGGACGTCACCCGCCGCGGGCAGGAAGTCAAGTGGGACCTGACCGACTACCTGAAGCCTGACCCGCAAGGCCAGATCGCGTATTGGAAGGGGCTGCAGGACATGGGAGTGACCGACGCCGCGGAGATCCGCGGGTGGGCTGGGCTGTCCGGTCCGCCGCCGGCAACCGCGCCGGTACCGGCGACGGGGACTCAGACCGTGCCCAGCACCCTACCGCCCGTCCGGGTCACCTCACAGATCGGTCGTTTCGCCGATGACGGGCCGGCGTTCATCTTCCACGCCTCCGACTTCGCGAGCCCGACGCCGGCACCGACCGTCGACGAGAAGGCTCGCACGATCACCGGGTTGGCCGTGCCGTACAACGCGGTCGCCACCAAGTACGGATTGAAATACAGCTTTAAGCCGGGCTCGCTCGAGTACTCCGACGTGACGCGGCTGAAGCACCTGAAAGATCATGTGACGCCGGTCGGTTCCCACCGCTCCGTGACGGACTCGGCCGCCGGCCCGATGGTGGAGCTCGCCGTCCTGGACGGGCCGGAGGGGTCGCCCGCCAAAGCGGAACGCGACCAGTTGCTCTACGACGCCGCGCACGGTCTCTACGACGGCCTGTCGATCGGTGTCGACTTCAGCATCGATCCGGCCGACGGAGACGTGGAGCTCGGTGACGACGGTGTTTACAACGTCGTGCGTGCCACGTGGCGCGAGACGTCGACGACGTACATGCCCGCATTCGACGACGCCCGCGTGACCAAGGTGGCCGCGAGCATGACAGGAGGACCCCAGATGGATCCGTGCCGGCACTGCGGGCATAGGCACGCGGCGAACATCGCGTGTGCAACGTTCGCCCGTCAACAGCAGCAGCTCACGCAGCAGCCCGCGCAGCAGCCCGCGCAGCAGCCCGCGCAACAGCCTGTGCAGCAGCCCGAGCAGCAGTATCAGGCGTGGCCGCAGCCACTACAGCAGCAGCCGGGGCAGTCGTTGGTGCCGGCCCACCCGATGACGGTTGAGCAGTACGCGGCGTGGCTGCAGACGCAGCAGCCGGAGCAGCCGACGGCTGTCAATCCGAACCGGCAGACCGCGCAGGTGAACGAGCCGTTGCCGTACCGGTACGACCGTAAGGGCAACCTGCGTGACGGCACCCATGACTTCAGTACCGATATCGCGGCCGGCTACAACCCGAACTACCGCGGCGACCTGGACGCGGTGGCCGCGCAAGGTCGTATCACGGCGTGGCTCAAGCACGCGTTCGACCCGGTAGCGCCGGACCTCGGTCGCCTCGAGGCGCCGGGCGACGGAGCGCAGCAGCAGTTCGCGATCACCCCGGCGAACGTCGTGAACCTGAACTACCCGGCGAACCATCCGGAGATGTACGTCGACCAGCTCGACTACCTCTACCCGATGTACGAGGCGTTCAACAAGGGCACCCTCGACACGGTGACCCCGTTCGTGCTGCCGAAGTTCAGCAGCTCGAGCGGCCTGGTCGGTGACCACGTGACCGGTACCGAGCCGACGCCGGGCACGTTCGTCGCGACCGCGCAGACCGTCACTCCGTCGGCGTTGTCCGGCAAGGTGGAGATGACGCGCGAGGTTCTGGATCAGGGTGGTAACCCGCAGGCGTCCGGGCTGATCTGGCGTCAGATGGTCCGCGGCTGGTACGAGGGCATCGAGCTGGCGATCCAGGCGTTCTTCGTCGCCAACGCGGCCAGCATCCCGGATATCACCCTCGGCGTGGCGGTAGCCGACTCGGTTATGGATCAGACCCTGGCCAGCTCGATCACGGCGCTGCAGTACATCCGCGGCGGAGACCGCTACACGCGGGTGTTCACGCAGATCGACCTGTACCAGAAGCTCGCGAAAGCGGTGGACACGGCCGGTCGGCCGCTGTATCCGACGTTCGGGGCAATGAACGCGTCCGGGACGATGGGCCCGGAACAGAATTACCTGAACGTGCGCGGTAAGACGTTCGTGCCGGCGTGGGCGACCGCGGCAACCGGCACCGTGCTGGCCTCGAGCTGGATGATGGACCCGGACGTCGTCGGGCTCTGGGTGTCCACCCCGCAGCGCCTCGACCTTGAGTGGCGGGTGGCGTGGGTCGACATCGGCATCTGGGGCTACAAGGCCCTCGCGGTAACCGACTTCACGCGGACCCGCGAGCTGGTCTACGACCCGGTGTAATCCCGCTGTGTGGGATTCTGCGGCCGGTAGCCGATCGGCTACCGGCCCGCGACCAGCACACATAGACGACCGTTGTACTGAAACACTCGTGCACGTATAGGAGCCTGTCAATGAGTGAGACGAAGGACGAAATCGCCGCGCAGCGCGATCGGCTGCTGGCGGAGAACGAGAATCTACGCAACCAGCTCGCCGCCGGCGTCCCCGGCACCGCGGGCCGGGCCGCGCCCGCGCAGCACCGGTTCCAGCTGTCGGAAGGCGACCGGCAAGAGCTCGAGATCCGGGGCGTCGTCAACATCAATGGCCGGATGTGGACCCGCGACGAGATCGCGGACCAGATGGCCGCGGCCGGCCCGGACGAGTCGGGCCATAACGACCAGTCCGGCGTGCAGATCGCCGAAGCGCCCGAAGCGACCCGGGTCGACCCGGCAACCCTGCCCGCCCGCGGGCCGGGCGTGGCCGGCGTCGACTACGTGTGGCCGTCGGTGGAACGCGGCAAGATCGATCCGGCCGTGGCCGGCACGCCCGGTATCAGCGGTCCGTCCGCCGACGACACAGACAACGCCTGAGCGATGGCCTGGAAACCGGACTACATCACCGCCGCGGACGTGAAGGCTTACCTTCGCGTCACCGACGCGGTTGACGACGCTGAGTTCGGTATCTGGGCCACCGCGTCATCCCGGGCGGTCGACAAGAAAACCAACCGGCAGTTCGGGGCGGTCACCGGGGCCGTGGTGCGCACCTACCGGCGGACCCCGTTCTACGACCCGACCAGCGGGCTGTGGCTGCTCGAAATCGACGACCTGCAGGACGCGACCGGGCTGCTGGTCAACGGCACGGCATACGCATCGTCCGGGACGACCCTGTTCCCGGAGAACGCGGCAGCCGACGGCAAACCGTACGAGCGTCTGGCGTTCATCAGCCCGCCGGTCCTGCCGACGCCGGGCGTGTCCGTCCCGTACGCGATCACCTCAGCGCGGTGGGGATGGGCCGCGGTCCCGTCGCAGGTGATCGGCGCGTGCAAGTTGCAGTGCTCGCGCTGGAATGCTCGCCGCGACTCCCCGTTCGGGGTGGCCGGGTCGCCGGACAGTGGGGGGGAGCTCCGGCTGCTGGCCAGGCTTGACCCGGACGTCGCTACCACCCTGGCGGGACTGTCGCGGCGCCGAAGTGTCGGCTGATGAATCTCGACACGGTGATGAAGGAGCTCGGCACTGCCGCCGGCACGATCGCTGGGCTGCGTGTGTACCCGTGGGCCGCGAAGTCCGTGTCCCCGCCGGGGCTGATCTTCGGGCTGCCGCAGGACATCACCCCGAACGAGACCTACGGCCGCGGCGCGATGCGGATCCAGGACCTACCGGCGATCCTGCTGGTCGGTCAGGCCAGCAGCCGGACCGCGCTGACTGAGTTGTCCGCGTACTGCGCCGGATCGGGCGCCAAGTCGCTGACCAGTGTGTGGCAGAGCTACGCCGGCTACACGCAGATCCACGCGATCACTGTCGCGCGTATCGAGCTGGACGCGGTGAAGCTCGCCGCGACCGACTATCTCGCCGCGATCTTCCACCTGGACGTCATCGGCGCAGGAACCACGTAGGGAGGAACCACCATGGCGTTCGCTCACGGCCGGAACACTAAGGTGACGGTCGCTACCAAGGACATCAGTCCGTATACGAAGACGTCGACCTACGAGCCGTCGGCCGATGTGCACGACACGACCGGCTACGGGTCGAACAACAAGACCAAGTCGGGTGGCCTGCTGGACGGGAAGTTCACCTGCTCGGGCACCTACGACAACACCGTCTCGACCGGTCCGCGTAATGCTCTTCATGGTCTGATCGGGACCACGGTCGCGGTGGTGCGCAACGTGGAAGGCATCGGCACCGGCAAACCCAACGACGCGTTCTCGGCCGTGCTGACGAAGTACACGGAGACCAACCCGGTCGATGACATGGTGACGTGGGCTGCTGAGTTCGAGATCAGCGGCGTAGTCACGACAACCGCCCTGCCGTAGGAAGGCAACACGACATGCCGAATCTGACCCGCGCCCAGATTCTCGCCCGTAAGACCGGTAAGGGAACGGCGACGCTGCCCGACGGATCGACAGTGGCGATCCGGGCGCTGACCCGCGACGAAGCGTTGACCATGCAAGAGCTCGGCACCCTGGCCGAGAAGGAC